TACGAAAATTACTGGGATGGCAACCATTCCAGCAGGAACTTTAGTTGGATCCACAGCTGTTTGTTCTCCTTCAAGGTATTTAACGTCAACATAAGTTTTGTCTTCGTTAATTGAACCTGAAGAAGTTGTTACAGTTTCATTGAGATCTGTGTATACGAAAGTTCCAGCGAGTATTGCTTCAAAATCAGAAACTTTTGTAAGAGATGTTTTAAGCTTACCACCAAGTGTTAAATGTACACATACAGTTGGTGTCATCAATAGAGCCTGAGACTCTCCATCAAACATTTTGCCAGCAACCTGGTCTTTTTGGATATAAGGTGATACTGCTTCTTTCAAAGGCATTGTTGTATTCATTAAAATCGCTCCTTTTTTATTCTAAAATGGGTAGTAGAAGTTTATTTCTATTTAATTAAATTGTTTAAATTTAACCACACTTAAATGATAATCAGCAACGACGTTTTTAAAAAAACACGCTCAACGACTATCGAAAGTATATTTATTGTTATATATGAGTAGAGTACGATGAATTTAATCGGAAAATGGAAAATTTCGTTAATTAAGATATAGTCTGAATCCCCCTTAAAATTCGAGAGGTGCATCACAGGTTTTTCAGTGGTACGATGAAATTGCGTTTATGAAATACAATGATACAATATATAAAGCTGCAGCATTAGCAAATCAGGAATCATGTAGAGAAGCGGTCATATCAAAGAAGCCATACGGACGTTTATTTACCACAACAGCTGGTGACTTGAGATATGATTATGGCAGATGGTGTAAAAAATTCTTTGGTAGAATGTGTACTTTTGATGAAAGTTTTTATGGAATGAGTCATGACGAAGTAATAGAAACTATTAGACGTGGATCTAAAAATGATACTGTATTTATTGAATTTAGCTATAAAGAAATTGGACGTTCAGAAGAGTACTTTGTAGAACAGTGTAAAGCATTAGACTGGGATAAAACTAAAATTGATAGAGAGGTTCTTAATGTTTGGTGTAACTCATCAGAAAACTCTCCATTCCAGCAGTCTGATCTAGATAAAGTATTTGAACATGTTAAGGCTCCAATAGCTAATTTGACTTTGTGTAATTATTATCATTTAGAAGTTTATTCTGAATTTGACTGGACAATGCCTGTATTATTAGGTGGCGACGTCGCTTCGGGTAGCTCTTTGGATAATACAACTCTTACGGTAGCTGATCCATATACATTTAAAACGCTCGCACATTTAAAATGTAATAGTATTGATCCTTTAGAATATGGAGATGTAGTATCTGAATTAATGATTAAATTCTTACCTAAGTCTGTATTCTTCTGTGAGCGTAATAATAATGGTAAAGATACTTTAACTTACATGATTAAGCTACATCCAGAATTAAAACCACGTATATATGGTGAAATGAAAGAGAAGGTTGTAGATAAAGAAGTTAAAGATCCTCGTATTGATACTCATAAAACTAAAGCAAAAGTAAAGAAATTTGAATATGGTATTGACACTAACACTAAAACCAGACCACAAATGATCGATTTACTGTTCCATATCGTTAAAGAAGAACCTGAAGTTTTTGTATCAAAACACATGCATGATGATTTATCAGGTATGGAACGTAAGAACACAGGTAAAATTGAACATAGTGATGCCAGCTATGACGATAGTGTTTTTTCATATTTGATGTTTAGATGGACATGGGTCTACGGAACTAATATGCAACAATATTACTTAGGGAACTATACTCGTTCTGATAAAGACCGTTATACTGATGATTCAGCACAGAATGAACTAAGTAAAATTAACAATATTGCTCGTTTAAATATGGCTACAACATTTTCTCAAAATGAAACTCTTAAAGAGTTCCAAAGGTATCAAGATATTATTGATACTAAAGAGCGTGGAAAAGCTGATACCATGATGAATTTCATAATGTCCTTAAATAAATAAATATTTTGAGAATAACTATATTATAATATAAAGAAGGTAGGTGTTCTCAAATGAAAAAGATTCACGCAAGTTTATTCTATGAACCAGAAGATTCACAACCAGATTTAACTGACCTTGAAAAAGAGGAACTAATTAATTCTTTGAGTGATGAATTTATTATGAATAGTATTAAAGAACAAATCGTAAATACTGAACAAATAAGTTCATCACCAACTGATTTTTTAGACAGATTTAGAAGTAGAATATCATTTTTAAGAACTAAATATACTCACGATAGTGATATTCAAGACAAGTTAAAAGAATCTGAAGAACGTGTTTTATTTGAAGTATGGAAGCTTATTAAAGAAAAGTACTTTTTAGTAGAATTCGAATTAGGAAATTCTTACAAAGAAATTTACGATTTTTATAATTACTTTATTCTTAATGCTAAGACAAATGTGTTATCGTATGTAACCGCTTATATAAACAGTAATCTTGAGTCTTTAGTAAATCTCTTTTCTAAAGATATTAAAGACCTAGATTACTCATACTATAAAAAATTTAATTTGTCCAAAAGCCAAATACTGATCTTGAATAATTTACAAGAAATTTTGGGATTAGCTTATGGTTCAGAGTATTCAGCTAATGAAATTATTAGTCTAAGTATGGACAATGTTATACCAACTTATAGTATGGAAGTTATAAAGGGAATTTTCATTGAAACCGAAAATTCAGTATTAAAATACAATTTGTCAGATGATTTCAAAAGAGTGTTCTTATCTCTTTTAGATCCATCTAGTTTGTCTTATAACGGTATTTATTGTACAATTCATGAAAAATTGTTTAATGAATACATTAATCAAGTTAAAAGGAGAGGACTAAAGTAATGAATGATGTCAATGTAAATTTATCAGAAGTTCAAGAACACGTTTTAAAATTTGGTGAAAGTATTCAGAATGCTACACAAACACTGAATGAACGAAGACAGTACGTTAATGAAAATTTTCCTCCAGAAATGCTGGAAGAATATAACAAACTAACACAGTATGAAGAACAAGGTATAAATGAAATATGTGAAGACTTTGAAAAAATGAAACTGACCAATGATGAAGATTGGAAAGAGTTAATGGAAGCTCAAAACAATATGTCTAAGGATAGTTTAATTGAGTATCTTCAAAAAAGAGCTGACACTCGTAGTAATGATAAAGTATCCAAAAATTATCTCAACCTAATTGAGCAGTTAGAATTTTCCAAAACTTTAAACAATCTTAAAATTGGTATTAACAAGGTTAAAAATCCAAGTAAAATCCGTAACACCGTTAATGAAAACTTCGATAAGACTTTTAAGAAATTAGCACTTTCTATGAAAGATGCAATAAAATTAAAGTTTTTAAATCCTAAATATTTGGTTCAGGCTTTAATAGATTCAGGTTTTACATTGGACGATTCCAGATTGTTTGTATACTACATTTGTTTACAATTTAAAAACAAACAAAATCTAACAGATAATGCTGTATTTGTAGATAACTTAATAAGAGATATATACAAATTGCCAGATAACGAGAATCCTGAATTTTTAGCTAATATTCAAGAAGTTATCAGTATTATTAAAAACATTTAAAATAATTAAAGGATATATACCTGATAGGTATATATCCTTTATAAACTTTAGAAAGTAGAGATGATGAATTATTATGAAGAAGCCGTTTATTGATCAAAATAATCAATTAATTTTAGCTGAAGATTTTCTTGAGATATACATACCAAAATTTTATTTTGAATCTGATATTGCATACTTTGTCGGTAGAGACATTATGTGTTATGGTATCTTTAATTTTAGATATTTCACAAAAGAAGAATATTCTAATGATTTAAAGAAGCGTAAAGTACCACTTCATACATTTGCTATTCCTATTATAATAGCATTAAGTCCCAATGATTATACAAATGAAATGATACCAGAGATTGATGCTGAAGAAAAAGTTACTGTGTTAAAATTCTCTAAAAACGAAGTAGTTATTAAAACCACTGAATTAGTTATTCAGCAAGTTGAAACCTTTACTAAATTTTTGAATTTATTAACATCTGGTAGATTACCGAAGACTATTCCATATTCATCAGTTCCAGATATTGCACTATCATTACAAACGTTTAATAAAAGAGATTTAGGTATTCCGTCTCTTGGATATGAAATGATGACTTCAGAAATATACAGAGATAAAAATGATTTAAGTAAATCATTTAGATTTAAAGCAGGATCAAAACCAAATGTAAATCAATTGGATTATACAACATTAAATCTAAGAGAATTAGCTAATGAAAATGCTGAATATACTGGATTAACATTTGAAGATTTCTTATATGCAGTACAAAGTGCTATTGTAAAAACACAAAATGGACATGAATCTAAAGAATCGCCAGTAGAAAAAACAATAAAATATTGATTTTAATAAGGTAAAGCACAATTGTGCTTTACCTTATTAGATTTTTGTTTTGAGTAGAATCTTAACTACTGCGGCTTAACCACTATTTCCGCTCGTTTTATAGTGAGACGTATACCGCTAATTGCCTGTGTGCATGCGGTTTGCCGTTTTTTAAGCGATCTCTAAGGATCAATTATTCGACCTATAAGGTCATTTATATGTGTGTAAGAGTATGGGAGAAGTACTTTTTTGCAGAGCCATTCATCGGAGGTTTTAGTTAGAGAAGTGTGCCACTTCTCGTCCCTAATAAAATTGTTTATTACTTGATTACAAATAAATTAAAAAATATATATAAATTAGACATAAGGAAAAACAATTGATTATAGTAATTTAATAATTAAATTATATTTATGGAAGGAGCAAATAAACTATGGACTTAAATTTGAATAATGCTACATATCCAAGAGTTGTGTCTACTGTTACTGATAATTCGACAGTTAGTGCATCTACACCAGTTAGTACTTCTGGAACTGTGTTAAATGCACCTATTATTGCCGATAGAGGAAATGATACAGATACACTTGAGTTTTATGATACTGCTAATTTAATTTTGCAGTACGGAACACCTAATTTTAAAAAGCATGGACAATCTATTTACAATGTAGTTAGATGGATTGAAAACAAGGGGGTTGCAAATACCTACCGTATAACTTCAAGAGCTGATGTACTTAAACAGGTACTTCCAGAGTCTATCACATACACGGCTGATATGGATGCTAAATATGCGAATGCTATCTTTGTAGTTAAAATTAACGAAGACGAAGTAACTAAAGAAGTAAAAATTATACTGGACACTTACAGTAAAACTGATTATAATGCTAAATATTTGAATTCTGATGAATTTGATAATGACAGTCTTTCTTTTTCATCTAATTCTATTTTAATGAATGAAATGAAAAATCATGTGGCTACAGAACTAATCACTCTTGCTGGCGAAACTGAAGCTAAAACTTTTAAAGTATTTCCTTTATTCGCTCTTGAAGTTAAAGGATCTGGCATTTATGGAAATAACTTATCATTCACACTTAATCCAAACACAAGATACGACGACACATTCGATTACAGAGTTTATGAACTCGGTGTTTATGAAAAGAAGTCTTCTGGCGGAATGGTTAAATTGAATACATTCTTAGTTTCTTTCTATCCAGAAGCAATGTCACCTGCAGGTAATGCTTTATTTATTGAAAAAGTTGTTAATCTTTACGCTGATGACTACACATGTACATTCTGCGAAACTAAATATAACGAATTGATGTTATATTTGAACACTCTTAGCAATACTTATTTCAAAGATACTGACGGAAATAATGTTTTCGATTCAGTATACGATATTGACTACCTATTTGGTTTAACCAGAGGTCATGGAAATATTAATTATAGCAATCCTGAATTAACAACACCAATAAAATTGGATGTTATTAATAACACTGATAAAACTCTTATTGATGTAACTAATATTACAGCTATGAAATTTAAATCAGGTTCAGATGGTGCTATGGCTTCAGGATTTGCAAACAGAGATGCTATTATCGACCTTTTATACGGTGCTTACTTTGAAGGATTGTTTACGTCAGATGTAAATGATAAATCAATGTACGAAACTGATATTATGCTTGACTTCGGTCTTTCTACAGCTACTAAAACTAAGCTTGCTAACTTAGCGAAAACTAGATTTGATATGATTGCGATTGAAGATACTGGATTTATTTCAAGTGCTTCACCAATTGCTAGCTGGAGAGAAAAGTTTGAACCTAATACATGCTATGCATCAATATTTGGTCATGCTTATACAGTATATGATGCTTATACAAATTCCGATATTAAGGTTACATCAACTTATATCCTTGCTGGATTGATTCCTTATACAGATTATAATAACAGTGGTGTTCATACACCTTTCGTTGGACCAAACAATGGTAGATTTACAGGTTTCTCTCAGATTAACTTTGTACCAACTACTATTGCTGATAAGCAGATTATGCATCAGAATAAAATAAACTATGTTGAAAGAGATAAATCTGGCGTTTACTACAATGAACAGATTACAACTCAGGCATCTGAAACTGCATTATCTAACTTAAACAACGTAAGAGTACTCTGCCGTATTATTCGTAATATTGAAAAGATTGCTAAGAAATATATGTTTAAGTATGCTACAAGCAGTGAGTTAAATGCGTTCCAGACTGATGTTAACAATAAACTTTCTGAATATATCGGAACTGGTGCTTGTAAAGAAGCGAATGGTACTGTTTCTCAGACACAGTATGAACAGGAAATGAATACTTGCTCAGTTGGAATCAGTCTTAAATTCAACGACTTACTTAAGACATTCAACATTAACTATACAATAGGTCGATAAGAAGGGGGGATTAAATCATGGCTAATCCATATACAAATTATACAAATTCGTTTAACTATTTAGACGGTAGTAGACGTTACATGGGAGATCCTACTGATGATAACTTTTTCAAAGGACATTTTCAGTTGAATCAGAACTTTTTACAGAATTATGATGCATATACTAAAGGTTATGCTTACTGGATTTGGACTAAACTTCCAAAGTTCTGGAATTTTGCATCCTTTAGACCGTATGGTAAAGATTCTGCAGCTTACAATAAATTCTTTGCGGCAATGACCGAGTCTAATTTTAAATCTTTCTCAGGTTTGAGTAATATTTCATTGGATTCAGATGCTGTTACAATGGGATTTGGTAATGACGGTTTTGATGTTCCTACATCTATGTCCGTTGAGAATAGAGAATTCTCTATTAATCATCAGGAATTCCAAGGTAGCCCAATGCATACAATGTATAAGTATTGGCTTACTGGTATCAGAGATATTAAAACTCGTGCCGCTACTTATCATGGTGCAATGATTAATAATCCAGACGAAATGTACTACTCAATGAGAAATCACTGTGGAGAAGGTTACTACATTGTAACTGACCCATCTGCAGGTATTGCTAATATGAATGGTGTTGCAACTGCTCAGTCAATTGAATTTGCTTGTTGTTATACAAATATATTCCCAACAGTTTTACCATTAGACCAGTTTAACTATTCATCTGGTGATAATGGTCTTGTTGAATTCGAACAAAGCTTTAAAGGTACAATGAATATAAGTGAAGAAATCACTAAAAACGCATTGGAACTTCTTAGTACTCGTAATATTCTTGATTCTTATCTTGGATACTCTATGGGTGTTAATGAAGCAGATGCAGTTCCAACCGCTTTCACAGGTCAGGCTGGACTTAGCAAGAGATAAATTCAATATTTGCCTCCTTATTATTTTCTTTATATATACATTTAGGGATAATCCACATTGTGGATTATCCCTAAATACCTTTAAAAATTAAAATCTCCTGAATCATTGTTCATACTACTTGAACCATTTGGTGAGGAACTATCTGTAGATGAGCCACCACCCATTCCATCATCTTCAGAATCTCCAGTTAAACTATCTTTCAAAGTGTCTTTAGTACCACCTATTTTAGCCTGTTCTATTAATGCCTTATATCTCTCAAGATCTAAATTAGGACATAAGTCTTTGACAATAACATAAGTAGCTATTTTCTTATCATTGTCTCCAGCATTTTGACCACATATAACATTAACTAACTGATCGGCTATCTGTGTAGCACTACCTAATTGCTCAGCCATATTATTTAAATTCAATGAAGCTGGACAAGGAAATTTAACCGATATTTTATAAATATCTATATTATCGTCATTTATTTTAAACTTTTTATTTTTAGATTCATCCACATAATTGTCATATTCATTTTTATATAAAACTTGCATCATTTTACTAAATGATATGCCTAAAGGACCTTGATCTACTACTATCGTTCTTAAGAAATTACCATTTATCATAGATAATGATTTAGCAAAATCAATTTCTTCATGATAATTTAAATAAGCTGCAGGAACACCCATACCACTTATCATGGTTTTCTTTAAGTATTCAGTCCATTCATTATCAAATTCAACATTCATACCAGGAATCGTATCAATATCTATAGACTTCTGACCACCAACCATAGGTATAAAATAATCAGTAAACTGTCCTATTACTCTAAATATCGATTCAATAGAGTCTATATCATTCATACGGACTTCTTTTGATTTCATATCTCGTATGATTCCTTGAACTGTTCCTTCAACATCTTTAGATAGACCAGTTTCAATATAAAACGTTCTATGGTCAGAAGATCTGGATAATTTCATCATTTCATTACATATTAATACAGACAAATATAACTTAGCAGTAAAAAGTATATTTTTAAATTTAGAATTACCATTTCCATTTTCATCTATGTCTACTGCAAATTTGATAACTTCAGAAGCTGATAAGAAAGAAATCTTTATTCTTTTTCTAGAATAATTATCAGCTTTTAATAGTTCATAAACTATTTCTCTAAAATGTGCATTATTAGCTACATACTTTTTGTTTATTTTTTTACCAATATTTCTCATAATAACATCTAATAATATCTTTGATTTTGGATCCATATTTCCATATTGAGATCCGCTTGCATTACTAGAAGTTAGTGGAACATCAGACATTGTTGTAATAGCCTGAGAGGTATTAAAAATTTGGTTAATAGCTTGTGGAGAATTCATTAAATCTAAAGAATCAGCTTCAATGTAATAATAACCAAATACAACATCTCCAGCTTTTATTTGAACTAATTTTTTTGGATCCAAAGGTTTAACAAAACTACCTTTTGACTCTCGTAAAGCCTGTTCTGTCGATTGATCAAATACTACTGATCTATTGGCATTAAATAATAAATCTTTACTATTATTTTTTTTATTATTTTTAGCATTTGAATCTGAATCTTTAAAACGCTGTATAGCATCAGCATTTACATTAAAATCCTCACTTAACATTGTTAAGTCTTCATTTAAAAAAATATGTGATGTTTCATCAAATATAATATCGTCTAATATTGATTTAGTTTCTTTGATAAGTGTGTCTTTGAAATTAGTCGTATCTTTAATAATCTTTGGATTATTTACAGTCGAGAAAATATTTAATTCTGATTCATTAAATATATCATTTACATTAACTAAGTCTTTAGTAGTTTGATAAATTGAATCTTCAGTTAATAAATTATCGAATTCTTTAGCTGCTGATAATACACCTAAGTGATACTCTCCATATATACAAGCTTTTGTTAAAATATGCTTTAACTTTACATTTGTATTATACTTTGTTGCTAAAGTGTCCATATTAGATTTTAGCATTATAAATTCTTTATCGTTTATACTACTATTATCGTAAAATACAGACAAAGAATTTTTTGTAAAATCATCTGGAGAAATGATATTATTAACAATAACTTCAACACATTGTTTTAGCTGTGGAATTAAACGATATAAGTTGTCATAATCTGTGTATACTGAATTTTTACTACTGGATTCCGCAAATAATTGACTTAAAACTGATGGATCAGTTTCAACCATCAACTTATCTATGCCTGGTTTTTTAGAAGCTGATGAACCATTTTGTTGTTTTTGACTATCATAAACTAGTTTTGATATAAATTCAACTGGATCTCCACCAGTTAATGTTTTATATTCAGAGTTTATATGTCTAATACTACGCTTGATTTCATCTGTATTTCTAGTAATTTCTTCATCAAACTTGTTATCTATACCATACACCATGCCTGATGACATACCATTTAATTTACTAAGATTTTTCATTGTTTTTGTAGTAATTTTAGCCACATTAATCATCCTTTCTATATTTCATATTTAAAATCATGTTGAAGTAAAGGATTTAAATAAAATATCATTTAACTTAAGACAAAACAAGTATTTAAGTAATTAGTATTAATAAACGAAAGGACTGATCTTAAATGATAACTACAGGAAATAAGATGCGAAATAAATTCACAAATAAAGATAACAAAGGTTTTATAATTAGTGAAACTACTACACCTTTTGAAGTTCCGAAAATACTTAAAG